CTATAACAAGTCAGACATCTTTGGTGACACAAACGATGCAATCACGACTTCCCTTGATTTACTATCTACCACGGGTCAGGGCATGGCAAACGCAATCAAAAGCACCGCCAATTTAAGGGGGATTTTGAAATCCACAAAGGCAATGCTGACCGACGATGATGTGAAAAGGCAGAAAGACAGGTTTGTTGCGGATTACCTTAATCTGCAAAACGCTTCGGGCATTGCGATGCTGGATGCAACGATTGATTTCAAGGCCGTGGATGTCAAGCCTGAGATCGCCACCTATGAGCATGTGGGACAGTTGAGGGAGAACATCTACCGATATTTCGGTGTGAGTGAAGAAGCAATACAGGGGAAGTTGTTCGGTGACGCATGGGAGGCATTTTACGATTCGTCCATTGAGCCATTCCTGATTGCTTTAGGGCAGGAGTTGACCTACAAGGTTTACTCAAACAGACAAAGGGGCTTCGGAAACGAGGTCATTTTTGAAAGCTCAAGAATGAACTACATGAGCATGGGCGACAAACTGAAACTGGTGCAGATGGTGGACAGAAAATCGCTAACTCCAAACGAGTGGAGATCCGTGATGAATCTGCCGCCGATTGAGGGCGGGGATGAACCGCTGTACTGGCAGGACCCGAAGGGGGAAGGAACCCTGACGGAAAAGGAGGAACCAGATGATAAGCAAGTGGTGCCCGCTGATGAAAAGTAAGTGTGTGGAAAAAGACTGCGCTCTTTGGACCAAGCATTACAACGGCTGCGTCATTGTTGAAATCAGTGATTCGCTCCATTGGATGCAAAGTGCTTTAACGGAAATCAATTATCGGCAAGAGGATGCGGTTAAAGGCCCGTGGAAGCCTGAACAGGAGGACAACAATGCCAGTAAAACCGAATAGAGAATATCGTGCCATGTCCCTGATGAAACCGTCTGAGCAGAAGCGCCTCCAGACTGATTTTTATGTCGAGGGCTATGCGACCACGTTCAATGACCCGTATGTCCTGTTTGAAAGCGAGGGCATCAAATATTTTGAGGTCGTGGACAGGAACGCGCTGGATGGCGCGGACATGGGCGACGTCATCATGCAGATGGATCACCAGGGGCGCGTGAGAGCGCGAACAAGCAACGGGACGCTGGGTATCGAGCCGGATAACCACGGGCTGTTTACCTATGCCGATTTGGGGCGTTCCAGCGCGGCGAGGGAACTGCACGAGGATATCACGTCCGGGCTTATTACCCAAATGTCATGGGCGTTCACCGTGGACAAAGACGAATACGACAAGACAAATCGAACCCGCGTCATAAAGCGTATCAAGAAAATCTATGACGTAAGCGCGGTTTCTATACCGGCTAACCCCGGTACTGAAATATCTGCCCGTTCCTACTTCGACGGAGTGATTGAAGCGGAGCGCCAGGAGTTGGCGCGCAGGCAGAGGGAACTTGAACTAATCAAAGCCAAATACTTTTACATGGGGGCAAAACAATGAAATTGGATGAAATGAACCTTCAGCAAGTCGAGGAACGGCTGGCCGAACTGGACAAGGAAGTCCGTGAAGCGACCGACACCGAGACCGTTGAAAAAGCTGCTGAAGAAAAGAAAGGTCTGCTGGAACGGCGTACCGAACTGAAAGACCTGGAGGCGCGGAAGAAAACCGCGCTTGAACTGAACACCGGGAAGGTTCCCGAAAAGAAGATTGAGGAAAGAAAGGTTGAAAAACCCATGAGCGAACATATCGGAAACATGACCCGCGAGGAAATCATTGGTCTGCCTGAATACCGGACTGCCTGGGTCAAGAGCCTGATGGCAAAGCCCATGAACGAAGTCGAAAAGCGCGTCTGGGAGTTGCTGGTGGCAGGCTCCGCGGCCGCCGCTGTTCCGACCATCGTGGCAGACGAGATCGTTGACAACATGTTCAAGGTTGCGCCGATGCTGCCGGAAATCACCTTGTTCAGGGTACCTGGATTGCTTCGCCTGATGGTGGAAGGCAACCGTGCCGCCGCCGCGCTCCATGTGGAGAACGCGCCCATTGGTGCTGCCGCTGATACCCTGACCCCTGTGACGCTTTCTCAGTTTGAGTTTGCGAAAGTCCAGCAGGTTTCCGCGACCATCCGCTCCACCGCCGTTCCCGCATTTGAGGCGTGGCTGGTCAAGGCCCTGGCCGAGGACATTGCCGAACAGTTGGAGAACGAGATCATCCTGGGCACCAACGTGACCGGCGGCATTGAGAACGTTGCGGCCTGGGTCAACAACGCCAACGGCATCGACTACGGCGCGGGCCTGACCTATGACAACATTGTTGATCTGATCGCATTGCTCCCGGCGCGGCACGACCGCAATGCCAAGTTCCTGATGAACAAGGCGATGTTCTACAACCAGTTTGCCAAAGTGCTGGACGCTAACGGGTTCCCGATTGTCGCCAAAGAGTTCGCTTCCCAGATTCCCTATCGTGTGCTGGGATTCCCGGTCATCATTTCCGATTCCGTGGGCGCTGGCAATGCGTACTTCGGCAACTTCAAACGTCTGTATGGCAACATGAGCCAGGACATCAGCGTGAAAGCGTCCGAGGAGGCCGGGTTCCAGTCCAACTCTATCATCTACCGTGGCGCTGTCATCTTTGACTGCGATCATCCCGATGCAACCGCTTGGCGGAAACTGTTTACCTGATAATCACAACCGGGGAGGGGTAAAACCCTCCCCCTAATTTGGAGGAAAAATAATGGGACTTGCAGGATATGACCCTACCAGGGGGCAATGGCTGAAAACCGCGGGCGGCATTGAACGTGTAGACCGCGCTTTTGTTGCTCACTATCAAATCGCCGCGGCTGACGCTGTCGCGGCAGGAGTTGCTACTGTGCTGGCCGCAACACCGCTGACCGCATTAGTGCAGACCTTTGACGACGGAGACGTGCTGGCGCAACCGGCCGCGCCGCGTTGTCTGAACATTACCTGTGACACGGCAAACTGTTCCGGCAACGTGGTTATTGTCGGCCTGGATTCTGACGGGGTGGCAATGGGCGACACCATCGCATTGAACGGAGCGGCTACTGTTTCAGGGGATGAGGCGTTCGCCAGCATTACCGGCATTACCTATCCCGTGGCAAGGTATCAGTCTGGCGGCATAGAAGTTACGGCCGGTTCAAGCGCCGCCGCCGACATGACCATCACTGTGACCGCTGGGGCGCTTGGCGCTGGATCTGAGGTGCTGACCGTGGGCGTACTCAATGGCGACAGCGCAGAGGACGTGGCGCTGGCCATTGTGACCGCGGCCAACCTCAACGCCGACATCACCGGCGACTTCACCTTCAGCGCGGACGGCGCAAACGTCATCATGACGGCCAAAGCATTCGCCGCGCAGGACGCAACCTACAACATCGCCTTCTCTGGAGACGGAGCAAACGGCACCGGCGTTACCCTGGGGGCGTATGCCGGGATCGTCGATGGAAACCCGGCGGGCAACGTGTCTATCGGCACCACGGATGACATGGGCCTTCCGCATTGCTTGCCCTATGACACGGTGGTCAAAATCGTTAGCGCAGGAACCGCCGACACGGTGGCGACCAGTTCGTTCCATGAAACCACGCTGGGGAGCAACTGGGTAAACCCGACCGCGGCGCTCAACGGGAGCCAAATCGATATCTATTACTTGGTATAAGGAGGAAGTATGGCGGTAGGTGTATCATACCTCACTAAAATGCGTACTGCCATCAGGCGGTATACGGCAATGTCGGCAGACCTTACCGCCGAACTGACTGACACGGTTGAGGAGTGCCGGGCTGATTTGATTCGGCTTGGCCTCCCTTCCGCGTTGGCGGTATCAGAAACCGACTACCATATTCTGGACGCTTGCAAAAGATATGTGCGGTGGGCGTTTGAGCCGGATGCTGACGTTCAAGCCCAACTGTGGGAAACGTACAGGCTAAAGGCTGATGAACTCAGACGGATGAAAGACTATGCCTATCTGACAATCACATTCACGGTCAAAACATCGGGCGCTGTGGCTATCCCTGACGCTTTAATCACATTCAACGGTGAATCAATCTACACGGATTCTTTGGGTGTAGCGGTGTTCTACTATGTTTCGCCCGGTCAGAATCAGACCTACACGGTGAGTTCCGATGGTTATACCTCGCAATCCGTTGAACTGGACGTTACTGCATCTGCGACCGTGAATGTGGTGATGACATGAGACAGATAGAAGAAATCCAGTTGATTGACATAGCAACTACGGCCTCAACTGTCGGTATTCCTGTCCAGACTGAAACATCAAAGACGGTGTATGCCGAAAAGGAAAGCGTGAAACGGTCTGAATACTACGCGGCCAATTCATCCGGTGTACGGGCGGATGTGGTGTTCATTGTAAACGCTGACGAGTATTCAAACCAAATGCTCATCAAGTACGAATCAGTCTATTACAAGGTTGTCAGGGCGTACCAGAAAGGTATAGGCCGGGTCGAACTGACCTGTGCGGTGAGATAAATGGATATACGCTCAACCGTCATCAC